CGCCCGGTGAAACCAGTCAGGGTCGATGGGCTTTTGCCCCCGTTGGCGCGCCAGATCAGCAGTCGCAATCTGCGTGCGGATCTTGGCAATATCGTCGTCGAGTTCGATCAACCGGCGCTGGTCATCAGGCAAGCCGGAGCTGATCACGGCCCGAGGGGCCGCGTTATGCAGGTCAGTCATAGGAATATCCTCAGATGGGTTTGGGCGCTGCCCCGTCAGTCAGGGATGCGGAGCGGCGCGAATGATCAGCCCTTCTTGTTCCAGGGCGCGGAGGCCATCTTGGGCGGCGCGGAAGCGGCTTGCGTTGAGGGCGGTGATGCTGGGGTTGCAGCAGGCTTTGCCGCAGCGGCCGTGGCGCCCCCACCTTCAGGCGGCAAATAAGCAATGGCATTGCTCTCGCCGTAGCCGTTCTTTGGCGGCTTGATCTTCACTTGGATCGTCATCGGGATCAGGTGCAGTTCCTCGCTGTCGCTGACATGCATCCGGCCCGTCGCATGGCAGATTGCCGACAGCGTCCGCTGTGCGATCTCGACCGTGGTGGGGTTCGGGTTCACCAGGTTCAGCTGATCAAAGATCTTCCGGCCCTTATGCTGGCCGTCCAAAATATCCAGCATCAGCCAGAGGAACTGGCCCATACCGTTGCGGGTCACGCGCATTTCGCTCTCGACGATCTGAGCGCGGTATTTACCTGCGGGCAGCAGCTCATAGGGGGTGGTGGGTTCAACGCTGGTGGCGTCAAAGGACGTGTCAAAACGTGCCATGGTCGTATCCTTTCAAGGCAATCATTGGGATTGGGGCATGGCTGCGAGGAACTCTGACCACGAAAGTGGCAGAGTGTCCGGCAGGCCGTAACGGTTCTTGGCGAGGAACGCGGGACGCTCTTCGGTGTGCATAACGCGCGCACCGGACCCGAGCGCCCGGGTCACCTTCTTGTTGAAGCCGACATCGGATTTGGCGACCGAGATCTGGTAGTTGGCAAACAGCACCACATCAGAATGCTCCTGCAGCAGCGCAGAGGCGCGGGTCTGCAGCTTGATCACATACCGGTCGTAAGGCTCATGCTCGGGGCTATCGAACCGCTTGATGTCGGTATGGGCGATCTGGATGACCACCATGCCTTTCCGGTCGCGCAGCGCATTCAGCTTATCGAGATATTCCCGCCAAATGGTCAGCGCTTCTGCGAAGCCCTTGCCAAAGCCCGGAGTTTCGATCGACTGCCAACCATTGCGTTTGCACGCCTCAGCCCAGATCAGCGGCTCCAGCCAGTCGACGCTGTCAACGACGACCGTGCCGTAGTCGTGATCTTCCTCCAGCAATGCCTCGAGCGCTTCCGCGACTTCGGCATAACTGGTCGCCAACGGAAAATGCGGGACCTGCAGTTTGCCAAGACCATCCTCGGTCATGATGAACACCGGCGCGCCCGCGTCAGCCGCGAAGGTGGATTTGCCGACCCCGGCTACGCCGTGGATCAGGATACGCGGTGGTTGGAGCACCGAACTGGTGCGAAGAGATGCAAGAGAAATAGCCATCAGCGCACCTCCTCGCCCAGCACCAAGCGGAACTTGGGTTTGCCGGTCCGGACCGTACGCGCAGGCTCAAAACCTTTGCGCCAGCTTTCTGGCAGCGCCGTGTATTTGCGCTCTGACACCTTCAACGTGGTCTCGATGAACTCGGCCGGGTCTTCGCCAGCCGAGGCGATGTTTTCTGCAATCTGGGCGAGTTGCGCCTGATCCCAATCGATCCGTTTGGTCAGGTCCGAAATCACTGTGACGTCGCCATCTTCGAAGCGGATCGTGCCGGTGTCCTTGCCTGCCTTAGAGCGGCATTCGGCAGCACGCTCGGCGTATTTCAGGGCGATTGCACCATCGAGCCAATCCAAGACTGTTTTGGCCTGGGTGAGCTGCTGATCAGCCGCCTCCTTCAGCATTGCCAGCTGATCAGCGGGCAGTGCCGCGATTTGGCCAACCGGCATGTGGTGGATATCGGCCAGTGTGATGTGGTTAGAAATTGTCATATTCGTCTCCCTTATGCCGACATTGGGCGGTGGGGCTCGTGGTCCGAGCCGCGGATTTGCTCGACCTCGAAAGCCTCGACGTCTTCGAGCCGGTAAATGACCCGGCCACCGAGTTTGATGAATTTTGGGCCTTCGCCCGTCCACCGCCAACGCTCCAGCGTGCGATGTGAAATGTTCCAGCGAGCCGCCAGCTCGATCTGGGAAAGGTGTCTTAGCGCCATGTGAACCTCCTTGTGGTTTTTGCGAACACTTGCGGGATCACCATGGCCGAGGGGCTGGGAGGCACCGTGGAGGCAACCGGGAGGCAAACTGGGACGCAGCGAAGTTAGATGCCTGAAAATGAAAAAAGCCGCCCCAAAGGGCGGCCTTTTCATAGAAAAACGTTGGGCAGGATCAGGGATCGATCCAGCAGTTTCCGTTCTCGACCTTGACGAAACGCCATTTGTCGATGTCGCGGCCAAAAGCCTTTTTCAGTGTGTTCACTTGACCACCATAGCCAGCCTCTTCCAGAACAATGGCAAGACGCAGGACTTGTGACTTTGACCAATAGGCCGCAAACAGAATTTCCAAGAACCGACGCTGTTTGTCCCCGCGGAACGTGAGAGTTTCACCCCGATACCAGACGATCCCGCAATCATCCGAATGATCAATCGGGAAACGATGCTGCGCCTCGCCCGGGAAGACCCTAGCGCCGACGGCCTGAGGTGAGATGGCCAGCTTCCCAGCCGCTTTGGCCACATCGGTCAGGCTGATGACGATGTCCTTCTTACCCGCAGCAACAGGGAGGCGATCGCCTGGTGTGGACGTCAGGATGACACGGACCTCGTCAGGCGGCCTGCGTTCGAGGAGAGCACCAACCTTTTTCCACACCGCAGGATCTGAAAGCCGACGTGCGAACCAGACCGGCACGGGGGATTTCGCCCCCTTGAGCTGGATGGTGCCAATGTCCCAGGCGACACTATCGATCAACGAGATCGGGCGCGCCGGGGCAGCGCGCTCGAAATCTACCAGCATCTTCGCGAAGAGCAGCGGGTAATCAACTGCAAGAGCTGCGATCTCCTTGGCATCGACCGCAACCGACCGACCGATGCAGTTGTTGTATCCATACTGCCTGCGCTCGGCGCACCACTCTGCAGGGATGGGCTCGTCTTCGTAGTCATCCATAGCGGTGACGACCGGGATATGTCCGGACGCGACCATCAACTTGGCCTCGAGCAACTGATCCGTTGCCCGAGGTGAAACTTGCCGCAGGACCGATGCCTGCACCTTGGCGGTGCGGGTTTCAACGACCTGCAGCAGCATATCGACCGCCCGCTTAGTCAATGAGGTCACCGATGTCGGAGCTGTCGGTCAGAATGCCCCAACGGCGCAGATACTTGTCGCCGATCAGGCGCTCATGCGGGGTCATGTCCTTCAAGTTGCAGCCATGTGGCATGGTCACCGTCAGCGTTAACGATTTGCCCCGCCCGCCGCTCGGGCCGGGCTGAAACTTGATTGTGAACCGCGCGCGCGTGACGATCCATTCAGGCGCTTCAGATGCAACGGACAGGAAATACTCAGAACCGCCAATGTCGAGCCCAATCCTCTCTTCTGCCATTTCCCACACCGTGCGGTCGGCACCCGACATGGATTCGAGGATGATCCGTTCGTTAGGCTGGCCAACCTCCATAAGACGCAATTCTTTCACGGTGACGTCCGCGATGCCGTCATCAACGTCAGTCGGGAAGTCAAAGGGCTTCAAAAGCATCCGAAGATCATATTCCCGCAGCGGTATATGCTTTTCTTCGAAGTCGATCCCAAGCAGGTCCCGCGCCATGTAGGCAGTGAGATCCCTCCGGTCTGCAACTGTATTGGCCACCACCTCTATGACGCCGGTATCCGCTTCGTAAGTCAGCGCAGCCTCAAAAACCGGCTTCACGATGCGGCGGGACAATGTGCTGTTCGCGTCGAAGCCCAGCATGTCCTCCGGCCGCCCTTCGCGATAGATAGCGACCTGAACGAGATCGCATTCTTGATCATCGAGGATGACGCGGTGCCGGTCGAAAACATCGACATGAACATGCGGCGTGTCGAAACGCTCGCGGATTGCCTTGGTGAAGTCAGCTACCGATGCAGCATCCCGGCGGACCACGCGGTCCTTTTCCACTTCAAAGCCGCTCCATGACCGTCCACGGCGCCGTTCATCATTGTAGCGGACCTCTTCAGCCTTACGAAACTGGTCTGGTTCATTCAGAAACACCCACAGCGAACGATTATTAGCCCCCTCCAGCGTGTCGAACACCTGCCGGTTGATGACGACATTCTGCAGCGCATTCTGGCCCGGTTCGTCCGCGAGAGCAGCGACCTGACTGGCATTCATGACAACGCGTTGTTTTTCACGGTCGTCCATGTCGTCGACAGCTTTGATCAGCGGCTCGACGAGCTCCGCCTCGGGCTTGGTCCAATCGACCGGTGGAAGGGATGTGAACCCGGAGCCGGTAAAATAGTCATGCAACCGTGTGACGGGGGTCTTGCGAAGGAAGGAGGCGATAGCAGTCATAGGAGCCCTTTCTGGCGAGGAGTATGAGGGAATCAGCGCAAAGCGATACGGTAATGTTCGATATACACCGAACAAACCGCCAAGTCTACTTGCGCGGCACGTTTTTGTTCGGCATACCGAACAAGCTTCCTACAACCAAGGAAAACAAGGATGATACTATGACCACGTCCCTCGGCGCCAAGATGAAGCGCCACCGCCAGGAAAAGGGATACTCCCTCGACAAGCTCGCGGAATTGACCGAATCGAGCAAGAGCTACATTTGGGAGTTGGAAAACCGCGACGCACGCAAGCCTTCCGGCGAAAAGCTGACCCGCATCGCACAGGCCCTAGAGGTCACCACTGATTACCTCCTCGACGAAAGCGCAGAACCCGGAGACGCAGTCCTGAAGGAGGCCTTCTTCCGCAAATTCAGCAAGCTTGACCCGGATGACCAAGCGAAAATCAATCAGATGATTGATGCGTGGGGAAAGAAGGATTGAGTCTGCCCACGACGCCACAGGGTTGGGCAATCCGCCTAACCCAAATCCTGTCGCTGCATCAGGCAGCGCATGGGCTACCACGGTTTCCAATCGATGTGGCCTCACTAGCGCAGGATTTTTCGCGTCAGGTATTTCCAGATGCACCGATAACTATGGTCGGCGGCCTTGACCTGTCTACAGGCGTCGAGGGCATGTTGATGCCGAACCCTGACGGTTCCGGAGAGTGGGGCATAATCTACAACGACACGATCCGTTCGTCGGGACGGCGGAACTTCACGTTGGCCCATGAACTGGGTCATTACCTGCTGCACCGGCAGACCAATCCCAACGGCCTCGAATGCACCAATCGCAACATGGCTGACTGGGATGAGGGGCGGAATAAAATCGAAGGGGAAGCAAACACCTTCGCCTCCTACCTTTTGATGCCGCTGGATGATTTTCGTGAGCAGATCAAAGGCCGGGTCATCGATATCGATCTGATGACTGATTTGGCCGACCGCTACGCCGTGTCACTGACGGCAGCGATCCTGAAATGGATGACCATAACAGACAAGCGGGCGATGATCGTGGTTGGCAAGGAAGGCTTCATCGACTGGGCATGGTCCAGCGATCCGTTGTTGAAATCCGGCGTCTTCTATCGCGCACGCCAAACAGTAACGGAACTGCCAGCCGCCTCCTTGGCCGCGCAGGACGTGGACTGGGATACTGGTCGCCATGGTCACCTCCACCCCGCAGGTGTCTGGTTGGGGTCTGAGCCCGTCCATGAAATGACAGTGTTCTCGCCCAGCAACGACCAAATGACGATCTCGCTGCTGCTTTATCCTGACCGCGCACCATCCCGATGGGAGATGGCCGAGCTGGAAGAAGAGCAGACCGTCGATACGTTCGACAATTTCATGGATGGACGGACAGGCTGATTCGGCTCAGCGGCAACGATCGGCACTCCGCGTACTCGTATATTCATTACGCAGAGATACGCGGCTTTACGCGCAAGTCGCATCTGTCCTCAAAGCATTGATTTACTTGTCTTTTCTGTATTTTGAGATACCTTTTGGCCATCATCTCAATCGCGAAAAGTCGCCATGCCCAAAAACACATCAGGCCCGATTTCGGGTCCCAATCCCCTATGCCCTGAGCGCATGTCAGCAGACGCGCGCCTCGAAGAAATTGGCCGCATCCTCGCTGCAGCTGTGGTTCGCCTGAACGTCGAACAGTCCAGCGATTTATCTTCTGAGAACGGAGACAGTTTCGTGGACTTCTCGCCCCGAAAGAGCGGTGGTCGTCGTGCAAAACGTATCCGCATCGGAGGAATTGATGAAGCACCACAATAAGATAACCCCAACACTGCCGGGACAAAATCCTAGTTTGGATCAGACGGCATTGTCTCGCCTGGCCGCTTTGAAAGCCATGTCGGTCAAGGAACTTAAAGCCGAATGGGAGAAGCTGATTGGCACTTCGGCGCCGAACAACAGCCGGGCATTTCTTGAGCTTCGCCTCGCCTATCGGATCCAGGAGCTGACATACGGCGGCCCAGATCGAGAGACCCGCCGCATGCTGGATCTTCTGGCCGACGAGGTCGAAGGCCACGCCCGCCGCAAACATCAGATCGCCGATCCCCGCAATCCTGTGGTCGGAACGAAACTCCTGCGCGAATGGGATGGCGTCGAGCATACGGTGACCGTCCTTAAGGACTGCTTTGACTGGCAGGGCCGCAAATACAAATCACTCTCGGCCGTTGCCCGCGCCATCACCGGAACGCGCTGGAATGGGTATCGCTTTTTCGGTCTGCGTGAACGCAAGCAGGAGGAAGCATGATGGACATTAACACCCGCCCCAACCGTCGTCTGCGCTGCGCCATCTACACGCGTAAGTCGACCGAAGAAGGGCTCGACATGGAGTTCAACACCCTCGACGCGCAGCGAGAGGCCTGTGAGGCCTATATCGCCAGTCAGAAGTCCGAGGGGTGGGTGGCAACCCGCGACCGCTACGACGATGGTGGCTTTTCTGGTGGCAACCTCGAACGCCCAGGGCTCAAGCAGTTGCTTGCCGACATCGACGATGGTTTGATTGATGTCGTGGTCGTTTACAAAATCGACCGGCTGTCGCGCTCGCTGATGGATTTCTCCAAGCTGGTCGAGGTCTTCGACCGCAACGGTGTCACCTTCGTGTCGGTCACGCAGTCGTTCAACACCACCACGTCGATGGGGCGGCTCACGCTGAACATCCTGCTCAGCTTCGCTCAGTTCGAACGTGAGGTCATCGGTGAGCGCATCCGCGATAAGGTGGCAGCATCGCGCAAGCGCGGGATCTGGATGGGGGGCTATGTGCCGCTCGGCTACGATGTGCAGGATCGCAAGCTGCTGGTGAACGACGCCGAGGCCGCATCAGTCCATCGCATCTTTGAGCGGTTTGTGGAACTCGGCTCCGCCACGGTTTTGGCGCGCGAACTTCGCCGCGACGGCTTCCGCAACAAGCAGGGAACGCTGATCGACAAAGGCTACCTCTACAGGCTTCTGAACAACCGTGTTTATCGCGGTGAGGCCGTCCACAAGGGCAAGGCCTACCCCGGCGAGCATGACGCCATCATCAACGAGGCGCTTTGGGATCAAGTCCACGCAATCCTCAAGGAAAGTCCGCGCAAACGGGCCAACAACAGCAGATCACGGACACCCGCACTCCTGAAAGGGCTGATCTTCAGCGACACCGGCGCTGCCATGACGCCCACCAGCACGAAGAAAGGCGCGAAGCTTTATCGCTACTATGTGTCGATGGACGTGATCCGGAACCGCGAGACCGGCGAAGAGACCGCCCCGATGCGGCTGGCCGCAGGAATGGTCGAGGATGCCGTCGTGACCGAGGTTCGGCGCATTTTACAGACGCCGGAGGTGGTGTCGCAGGTGCTGGTGGCCCTGAAAAAGGAACAGGCTGCAGTTTCGGAAGCCGACGGCATCGCAGCCCTTCACGAGTTCAACGCACTCTGGTCGCAACTCTTCCCGGCAGAGCAGGCCCGCATCATCCAGCTTCTGGTGCGGCGCGTTACCGTCACCGCCGCGGGGCTTGAGGTCGATATCAGGCGCGAAGGGATCGCAGGCGTGATCCGCGAAATGGTCACACCGCGCCAGATGGAGGCGGCGGAATGACCAAGCCTAATGACACGATCCGCGTGCTGATCCCGTTGAAGGTGCGCAAGAAGAACGGTCGGCCGAAAATCCTGCCGCCCGCCAACTATCTGCCGAGCGAGGACCAGACGCAGGATCCACATGTCCTGCGCGCTATCGGCCGCGCATGGGGATGGCGGCGGCGCATCGATGCCGGTGAGTTCAGCACAATCCAGGAATTGGCCGAAGCCGTCGGGCTGGCTGAGCGGCATGTCAGCAGGCAGCTGCGGCTCGCCTATCTGGCCCCCGAGGTGTTGAAGCGGCTGACCTGTGGGCGCGAGGCATCAGCAGTCAGTCTTTACGATCTGTGTTTTCTGGCGGGAAAGGCTTGGGGGGAGCAGGATTTGGCCGTCTTTGACTCCGGGCAAGCATTGCCGCGGAAATGACAAAATGGGCTTCAAGCCGCATCCATACTGCGCAAATTCGCCTAAAACGGATAGCTCGCGCTTGCTACGCATTGCCTCTGTCGAGCATATTTTGCAAAGGTCGGTAATGCGGCGAAACAATTGAGCAAGCCGGGTGAGCTTATGCCAGAAGTTATTGAATTCAACAAAGCGATCGACGCTACCGATGGTGAGGATCGCGCACTCCTGATCGGCAATGGATTTTCCGCGCAATATTTCAACTATCAGTCTTTGTTAGAAAAGTCTGGCCTCGATGATGGCACGCCGCTCCGCAACCTTTTCACCGCCCTGAACACAGCCGACTTCGAGGCCGTTGTGCGAGCGTTGGAGGGGGCTGTCGTGGTTGAGAACGCTTATGGAAACAATGCACATGCCAAGGAGCTTGACGATCATGCTCAGAAAGTCCGCGAGGCTCTTGTTCAGGCAATCAACACCACCCACCCGAAACATCGGGAGGACCTTGGTCCTCAATACACGAGCAGCGCTGCATTCCTAGAAGAATTTTCAACTGTATTCACACTCAACTACGACTTGCTTCTTTATTGGGTCAATTTGGAAAAACGCATTCTGAACGATGGGTTCGGGCTCGGCACATCGATGGGCAGCTTCATAGGCCCTTTTTCTGAGGGCGCATTTTGCCACCTTTTCAACCTTCATGGCGGCCTTCATCTGTTCGACAACGGAGCCGGTGAAATTCTGAAAGCGGTAGACACTGGGTCAGGCGTCATTTCAACAATCACAAGCACAATCGCAAATAAGCATCGTTTTCCAATTTATGTTGCAGAAGGGACCAGCGCGCAGAAGATGCGGAAAATCAATTCCGTCGCTTATCTGCGTCACTGTTACGAGACCCTTCGGCAAAGCTCTGCAACAATTTTTATCTATGGTCATAGTGCTGACGAAAACGATGCTCATGTCTATCGCGCGATCTTTGCATCCCAAACGAAGCACATCTATTTTGGCGTTTATAAGCCAGACGCCGAAAAGCTAAAAACCTTTGACGGGCTTCTCGCAAAGTACCAGAAAACAGCCGGTTCTGATACTGAGTACACGTTTTTCGATAGTGAAAGTGCCAAAGTTTGGGGCGCCTGA